CCATCGCGGTCAGCGATCACGACCACCCAGGTCTCGTGCTCCGTCTTCAGGATCTGCTTGTATTCGTAGCCGCACATCGCGGCCCATTGCACCAAGTCTGTGAATGCCATCACAACCCCCTTATGCGGTAGCCGCGGGCTACCCGCTCTTTCTTCTCGATCTTACCCGTTCGGGCCAAATCTTCCAATGCGCGCTGCGCGGTACCGTGCCCTACGCCCAGGATCTCAGAGATTTCCCTAACCGTTGGAGCAAATCCGTTCTCGGCCACAAAGGATCTGATTGCCAGAATCAACATCTCCTCCTTACTCGTCATCGAGTTCCTCCTCGCCGAATGATCTCGCCAACACTCATCAACTGATTATTAGAATAAGAATCTTTTGTATTCTGTTCTACTCTATTCTTCTCTAGGGCGTTCTGATTCTGTCCTGGAACGGTTCCGTGAGCGTTCCGATAGCGTTCCTTTCTGGCTGCCGCTGTGGGGTCAGCCTGATGCTTTCCCCAGTTTGTCACACTGATTGAGCCGTCGTCAGCCCGCGTGAGCAGCCCCAGGGCCACCAGCCGCTTGAGGTGCCTCACATCGGCAACTCCTCCCACGCAGGCCCTGAAGTGCGCCTCGTTCTCAAAGCGCCCCTTCGGGGTCTGGTGGTAGGCCTCGAACAGGGCCGCATCCCATAGGACATAGGCCTCAGCCCCTTTTGGCTCGCTCAGGAGTTGCACGATCTTTGGGTCTTTTAGGGTGCCTGTGTCTTTTTTGATCCAAGCCATCCAGCCCTCCTAGAACGGAAGTGCTTCGAGGTCATCCTCGGGCACTAGTTTGGTTGGCGCTGGAGCCACCTTTTGTGCGGCGATCCACTTGATGCTTGGCTTCTCCTTGCACCACGAACCATCAGGGGCCTTGTGCGAGGCGGCCCAGAATGGGTTATACGGCTTGCCGCTTGCCTTACTGATTCCCCCTGGCTTGAGGCTCCACGACTCCCCGTGGCTGCACGCACCATCGCTGGCGGTCTCAGCAAAGATCATCGCTGCCTTTGCTGCCAGAATGTCATCATCAGCCACATCCCTGAAGGCCTCTGGCTTGCCCATTTGCGGGCCTGTGACGGGCGCTACGGCCCTGGGTAGAGTCTGCACCCTCTCTGGGCTGTAGAGACTCCTGCCGACCCCGATCTGCGCCGCGCACCTGCGGAGCGCATCCGAGGCCGCGCTCTTGAGCGGCTCGTCATCAGCACTGCTATTGGGATAGCCAAAGTCCTGTCGGATCGTGGTCTTGCCACCAATCACGACAGCGAGTGAGCCGTGGACGACATTGCGTGCAGCGTCTGCCACCTTCACCTCAAACTGCCACCCCTCAATGCCGAGGGCGTCATCCAGCCGCTGCGCGACTGCTCGCGCGTCCGCGTATGTGAAGGTCATCCCAGCCCGACCTGGGCGATGCTTTAGATCCTTCTCCTCGAATGGCGCCGCGAGCGCCTGTGCAATCTGCTTAGTCATTTTCGCCTCCTTTTAGTGCCTCAATGGATTCCAACGCGTGGTACTCAATGTTCAGGCTTACAAAGCCAGCCTCCTGTCCATTCGGTAGATGCCCTCCTTTCTCTACGATGAATGCCTTATCACTAAAGCGGTCATAGGGGATGCAGCCCATCACCCACCCCGCCTCGTATTTCTCCAGCGTCGGCGCAGACGCCTTGTCGTATCCAGGAGCAAACTTGAGCGAGACAAAGCCAATCCAATCAGGTCGCTGCCACGCCTGGTTATAGGCATAGGCACTGCCCTCGTAGTCTGGCCTCGGCTGAACAGATCGCTCCTTCGTCTTGACCTCGAGGCGGCCCACAGGTACGCGGTAGTCGTGAGTGATCACGGCATCCGTCCCAAAAGCCACCCCGTACTCTTCCATCGCGCGCTCAAAGACTGCCTGACCAATCGCACCGCACCACACGGCGCGGTCACCCTTGCCGCTGATGCTGCGATCCTTTGCCCCAGGCGGCAAGATATTCTCGGCGCGCCTGATTTGCTCAGCGCGGTGAAGAATCAGGCTATCAATGTCCACGCGGATCACTCGCCATCCTCAACCTTCTTGAACCGAAATACTCGCGCACCTGGAACTTCACGAGTCGCCTCATCAATCACATCCTGTGGGATCGTCCACTTCTTTGCGACCTCTGCCCAATCAACTTTGCGAGATGCCTTGTTTTGCTTCCAGGTCGCTTGCCACCCGCTGCCATAAACGCCCGCCTTTTCGCCAATCGCCTCTTTGATTGAGATAGCCAGATTCGCCAACTCCTCATCGAGCAGGCGTGATTCGTACTGGCGCTCCGCGTATAAAGCGGCGACCCGTTCAATGCCGTCCGTTGCCGTCGCGAACTCCTCACTTGCCTGTGGCATTACAGATGCCAGCGCATCTGAATCTGCACCTTGCAGCGCAGGTGGGGTGCCGTTGATCACCGCGTCACGGAAATCTATGGCTTTCTGGTAGAGGCGCGTCTGGTATTCAATGTCCTCGTCTACGCGCTGGATGCGGAACACCAGGCCCCCAAGCAGGGCTGCCACATCCACCCAGGGCGCGCCTGTCACGAACATTTGCCATTGAACCTGGGCCTCGACCTCAGGCGGGATCGGGTACATATTCCAGCGAGGCGACGCGCTCGTCTTGATCTCGACAAGGCCGTCCTCACCTACTACCGTCCGATCGAGGCTTGCCATTGCCCAGGGGATCTCTTTGATTCTCACGATTCCGTTGCTGCGGCGCAACTCGCGCCCTGTCTCCATCTCGTAGAACTCAGCCACCGTGTTCTCCAAGAGGATGCCGCGTACCGCCGCTGCCCCAGGAGCGTCAGGCGTGTATTCACCACGCTTCTCAGCCCATAGTTGATACGGCGTTTTGTAGGGCGATAGCCCAGAGATCACCGTCGCATCCGTTGCCGTGATCCCATTTGCGCGAAGCGCAAACCATTCAGGTGACCTCTGCTCAGCCTTGACGAACTCGAACCTCTTACTCATTTTCCCTCCTTCTTACGATCTTTCTTTGCCCAGCCATCGCCCACGAATACTGATGCCGCTGGCGTATAGACCATCCGCATCCAGCGCCCGCACTTGGCGCACCTCGGGTTGTAGATCTCCTTGATTGAGTGCGTGTGCTCCTCACGCGCCCCGCAGTCGCCGCAGCGATATTCATAGATCGGCATTAGCCGAGCACCGCGAACAGGAATACTATGAACGCCATCGCATAGATCCCAATGACGATATCCATCTGGGCCTGCGACCTACGAGCCTCATCCTCAAGCAGGCTCGTGCGGATTTGGGTGTGCCTGTAGACGACAGGCTGCGTTTTTCTGTTGAGCCTCACTTTGCCTCCTTCTTCGCCTTGCGCGCCTTCCGTGGCTTGGGCTTGTATGGCCCATCCAGGTCATCCGCAATCTTGGCGATCACTGCCTTCTTGATCTTTGCGTTTGTCTCATCATCCTGTCCGATCACAACGAACCAGTCATCAAGATTTAGTTTGTCGTTCACTTTCCCTCCTTTGGAAATGGCACAAAGGCCTCTTTCCATTCTGCATTGGTTATAAGTTTATTTGCGTGGCGTCTACAGATGAGCATTGGCTGACCATATGGCTCTTCCCGCAGTCCGCATTGCCAAGTCCCGACCGCAGCATATGAGCACTGATCGCGCCAGGACGCACTCCTGTATTCGCATTGTGTCCTATTCACCCTATTCATCGCATTGACCCCAAAGCCAAGAGCAGGATCATTCCTGCAACGAACGATACGACTGCGAGAGAATCCAAGATGAGTGTCTTCACTTTGCTGCCTCCTTCATTGCTGGGTTGATGTCGAGTCGCGGATTGCGGTTGATGCCCAGGGTGAACGCGTGACCGAAGCAGAGCCAGGTGGGGTTGTCGTGGATTCGTCCGTAGCGATTCCACTGGCCCGCTGCATCGGATTCGCATCGGCTGCGATCCTTCTGTCGGTATTGGCAACGCTTCGTCATCAGCGCACCGACCTGGCGCAAGGCATCACCTTGCAGTCGCCCATCTGCTCCTCTACGGTTGCGCCTTCGGAGATCAGGTCGCTGAAGTAATCAGCGACCGCGTCCTGGGCGCTGGCGTAGGTACCAACCGACACGCGGTTCTTCTTGGCAATGTCGGCGCAACCGACTGCGTGCAACTCGATTCCTGGTTCGCCGTTCTTCTGCTCTGCCGCTTCGTACTTGTTCATCTTGCCCTCCTTTTTCTGGGGCCACCTGCCCCTTACACCTATAAGATACACCCGTACCCCCCAGGCTGTCAACCCCCTATTTCAAGCACGAAATAGGGGTCTTGGCGGGCTGGAGGTGGTCAGGCAGCGGGAGGCTCGCGCCCAGCCACCTCCAGCCCTAGACCGCTCGCCCGAAGGCGAAGCGGCGTAGTTATTGGGGCAGTTGATCGTCTAGAACGAGATCAATGAGGACGCCCAGGCACCCCGAGCAGATCTTGTGCTCGGTCATCACCTGATCGCCTGTGCGTAGGTCTAGGCCGAGGACGACTCCGCCAAACCCATAGACCTTGTGGGCTGCTTCCTGGCAGACATCGCAGGGCTCAGGGTCGCGGCGCTTTGCCACCGTTACCATCTAGCCGCACCAGATACTCCGCTGTCGGGCCATCCTTGCCAAAGAAGATGGCCCACTGCGCAGGCGTGCCAGACGCTGCGAGCCACTCCTGGGCGTAGCGGTTGCTTGACTCGATGCTTGCATTGCCCCATACGGTATGCGCTCCATCGCTCAACACGAGTCGGGCTGGCGTATGCCAGTGCCCGTAAAACAGAAAGTCGAAGGGCTGGACGCTTAGATTCCAACCCTGTGATCGTTTCGCAATAGCGTAGTATGGCAGTCCAAAGGCTCCACCACGGAACTGATCACCGTGCACCAGCATCGCCGTCTTGCCGTTAGGCATTTCCAGCGTGTCGTACCAATGACGACCGCCCATCGTAAGCGATTCTTTCCAGCCGATGCGCTTCTCGTCTTTCACCAGGTCGCGTGCTACGCGATATAGGATAGCGTCGGCATTTGATTCGTTGCTGTGGTCGCCGTAGCGTCCTAGCCTCCCGTGATTGCCGATGGCCCCACGAACAGTGACCTTTGGCGCGAGGGCTGCCATCGCACGCACGAACTGCGCGAGCATCGCAGCACCCTCAAAGATCTGAACATACAGGCCGCCCTGCTCTACTTCGTAGGCTTGGCTTGGGAAGATGTTGCCGTCGGACTCCACGAAGTCGCCCAGGAGGGCGCATTGGATTTCGTTGACGGGAACGCCGTGCAACTCGATAAGCCGCGCGACTTTCTTGGCGAGCAAATCAATGCGCTGCTTTGCCACCTCAATGCCGTAAGTCTCTGATTGCTTCCCCAGTTGCCAGTCACCGAGCAGAACCGTCAGCGTCTCTGGCGATCCCTTCTTGCCTGACGGCCTGGGTGCTGGCACGGGAGCAATCTTCATCCCTAGTGCGGCATCCTTCGCGGCGCGGTAGACCGCCTCGGTCAGTTCGGCCTGATCTGCCTCTCGCCTGGATAGGCTGCGGAGCGCCCGATTATGCGCCGCACGCAACTCTTCATACGCCTGCGTTTCCGCGAGGACTTTTTCCAGGTCGCTCATCGTGGGCACTTACAGTGGCCGCGCATATGGCGAGCCAGCGTCTCCTGGGCGATCTCTACCTTGTAGGCGTTCCTGATTGCTTCGGAGAGGATGCGCCTGTTGCGTGTCGGATCTGCAAGCGCTGCCACCAGCGCCTTTCGCTCATCTTGATCCACACGGGCGAGAAGTGCAGAGACCCCGCACTGCGGCCCCTTCTTCGTTGCTGAGACTGCTTCAAGCGCAGCCGCGAGTTTAGACACGGTGATTGCCTCCTTCCACGAGCGGCTTGTGC